AACAAGAGACTTATAAAAAAATGAAACAAGTCGATGGAGAGCTTTACATTGAAGATGAATAACTTATTGGCCTGATGTGTGGCAACATTGGGAAGTGGGCTCAGATGAGTAACCAACCGTAAGGAGATAAAATAGATGCCAAATTGGAAAAAAGTCATAGTTTCGGGCAGTTCTGCTCATCTACACCACGTCACAATGAGTGGCGACATAAGTGGTTCATTAACTTCAACTGGTTCGTTTGGTCATATAAAAATACCTGATGATGGAAGAATTTCCATCGGTGATGGAAATGATTTACAACTATATCATAATGGTAGTCATAGTATTATTAGAGATCGTGGAACTGGCAATTTAATTTTAAGAACAGATGTATTTCAAGTTAAAAATTCTGATGATACTGAAACGATGGTACAAGCAAATGCAGATGGAAACGTATCATTATATCATAATAATAGTTCAAAATTTGTAACTACTAAAGGTGGTGTAAGTGTTACAGGACACATAACTGCAAGTGGAAATATAAGCAGTTCAGCGTCATCAACAGGTTCATTTGGACAGATAGAAGTCGGAGGTGGAACATTTACTTCCGCATCTTTGGCTGAGGGTGGAGTAGCGATAAAGGATGAAGGCACAACAATATTATCATCTGCTCAATCCATAAATTTTACAGGAGGTGCAGTATCAGCATCTGTAGATGGAACACAAACCAATGTTACAATAGAAGCATTAGCTACAGAAGTTTTTGAATTTGGTGTAGCGGTTGGAACAAGTATTTTTGGTATTGAATTGGTACAAGATTCCGATAACTCAACAATATTAGCTAGTAATTAAGGAATAAAACATGGCTCAACAACATAGCGCTCTAACGGGAGCAAACTTACATAATCCAAAAGGTATTGGAGTAGAAACCCATTCTACTTCATCACTTATTATAAGTCAGTCAGCAGGTGGTCACGTAGGTGCAGTAACTGCAAGTGCAAACATTGTACCAAGTTCGACTAATACCTATTCGTTAGGTAACGCTAATCTGATTTGGAAAGAAATATTTGTATCTACAGGCTCAATTAAATTTATGGATAATGGTGGGAATGTTGTCCAAGCAATTACAGCTGATTCCAATGGTATCAATATGGGTACAGGACGAATTAGTGGTTCTGCTACATCTACAGGTTCTTTTGGTAGACTTGAAGTTATCGGAAATGGTAATATAGATGGTAATCTAACATTAGGTGGTAATATCACGATTGGTGATGCAGATAGTGATTCGATTGCAATCAATGCAGACTTCACATCTAATTTGATACCAAATACAGACAATAATGTCGACATAGGTAGTGCATCAAAACAATGGAAAGATTTATATGTAAATGGAATCGGTTATATCGACCAACTTGGTACTGATGCCGATCCTGTAGCAGTTTTTGTCAGTAGTGGAGAATTAGACGGTGTTACTTTAGGAGGTGAATCACAAGTAACCATAACAGACGCTGACATGAACGGTGGAACCATCGATGGAGTAACAATAGGTGTTAGTTCAGCAACGACAGGTAACTTCACGAATGTTACGGGTTCAGTAGTATCGGCATCAACAGCCATATTTACAAATCTAAGTGGTTCCTCAGCAAATATTGATGGTGGTACTATTGATAGTATCACTTCACTAACAGCAGCAGGTAACTTAGATATAGGTGCACACGATTTGAGAGCAGCCACAATAACCGCTGACGGATTGACAAGTGGTAGAGTTGTATTCGCAGGAACTAATGGTGTGTTATCTGATGATTCGGATATGTCTTTTAGTGGTGATACATTGACTGTAACTAAGCTTGGAGCATTTGAAGCAGCTGGAGCTATAGATTTTTCTGACGAAAATATGACCAATGTTGATATCGATAGTGGAACTATTGATGGAACAGATGTTACGGTTGGTTCAGGTAAAACTCTTGACGTAAGTGGAGGTACACTCACATTAGCTAATGACCAAATAAGTGGTGATAAGATAAACGGAGGTACAATAGGTTCTGTTACGATATCACAATTAGCAGGTGCATTAGATGCTAACAATCAGAATATCACTAATATAAATGTTGATAGTGGAGCCATTGATGGTGTAACTTTAGGAACTAACTCAGCTATAACAGAAGCTCAAATTGATAGTATCAATATCAATGGTACAACGATAAAAGATTTTGCTACATTGAGTGGTTCAGCAGTATCTACAGGTTCAATCGGTAGATTAGAAACCACATCAGCAAATGCAGACTTGGGTGGTAAGATTCTTACTTTAGCAGGAGATTTGACTACACAAAATAATAACGTAATAATCAACGCAGCAGGTGCAGCAAGAACTCTAACACTAAATGAATCCCTAACCATAGGTGATGGAAATGATGGTACGATTACATTTAGTGGAGCATCAAAAACTCTTACTATTGAGAATACATCAGCTGTAAACCAAGATGTGACAAGTGACGCAGATGTAGCTTTCAACACTGTGGACTTAGCATCAAATATGACTATTGCAGGTAACTTGACAGCAGACCACGGTTCAAATAACTTTACAATCGCATCAACTAATGCGAGTGTCTTAGTTGAGGGAACAACATTTACAGGTAATGATGTAACAATACCTGGTAATCTTACTGTTCAAGGTTCACAAACCATAATTTCAAGTTCGGCATTAGATGTTGTAGATAAAAACATCACGGTGGCTAGTGGAAGTGGAACAAGTGCAACAGCGGATGGAGCAGGACTAACATTCGGTAAAGCATCAATCGCTCAATTTGTATACGACCACGCATCAACAAGTCTGTCTTCAAGTATAGCTTTCTCAGCACCATCACTAAATGTGGATACAATCACATTAGATGCAGCTGAAATAGATGCAACAGGAGCACTAACAATAGATGCAGGTGCAGATATAACCTTAGATGCTACAGGCGATGTCAACGTTCCCGCTAACATCGGAATGACATTTGGTAATGATGGTGAAAAGATTGAAGGTGATGGTACAGACTTGACTATAGCATCAAGTGCTAAACTAAATCTTACAGCAACTTCTGATGTTCACATTCCTAAAAATGTTGGTATAGTATTCGATGATAACGCTAGTGAGAAGATTGAATCAAACGATACTGACTTGACAATAAACTCAGGAGCTGACATAAACCTAACCGCTACAGGTGATGTAAACATACCATCAAACGTTGGTATCACTTTTGGTGACGACGCTGAAAAAATTGAAGGTGACGGCACCGACTTGAAAATCACAGGTAATAAGATAAAGTTAGAGAGTGCTGTAATAAGTGGTTCAGCAGTTTCGACAGGTTCATTTGGACAAATAGAAGTTGATGATAACACAGTAGTTGCTAACCTAAACGCAGATTTACTTGATGGACAAGAAGGTTCACATTACTTAGACTTTGGAAACTTTGTGATTGACAATGATGAGATTCCAATCGCTAAACTTGCACAAGACGCTGTAACCATAACCGCAGGAGACGGACTGAAAACAGGTGGTAGTGTAACTCTTGGTGGTAGTGTAACGTTAGATATTGATGTTAGTGACTTCGCAGGTACAGGTTTAGAAGATGCAGGTTCAGAAAATTTAGGAATTGAAGCAGCACAAACAGCAATAACCACAATAACAAACTCAAGTCTAAAAATAGGTGCGGCTACAAATGATGAGTACATAGACTTCGGAACTGATGCTATGATAAAGTTCGCAATCGATAATACTGAAGACTTTAGAATGGCAGATGGTGGTACATTCCACGCTAACGCTGATGTTATAGCATTCTCATCCACAGTCTCTTCTGATAAAAAGTTGAAGACTAATATTGAAGATATAAACTATGGATTAGCTGATGTTATCAAACTACAAGGTCGTAGATTTGATTGGATTAGAGAAGACAGAGGAAATGATATTGGTTTGATTGCACAAGAGGTACAAGAGGTAATACCTGAAGTTGTCAAAGAGGTTGATGGATTGAATGATAGAGACCCATACCTAACTGTAGACTATGCAAAGTTGACTTCAGTTCTTATAGAGGCAGTCAAGGAATTGAAAGAAGAAATTGACGATATTAGAAAAAAGTGTGATTGTTTGAACGATTAGGTTTATAATTATTATTTAGTAACTAAAAAGGAAATGTTATGGCAGAAGAGTCTAAATTAGTAGACAAACTACAAGAAGACACAAATAAAATTACTTTTGAAAAAGAAGAGATGGATGCTTTGTCGCAAGTGCAAACAGACTATCTTGAGTGTCAAAATGCATTAGGGCAAATACAGGTTCAAAAAATCAATCTACAACAACAGATTGATAACTTATCAAAAAGTGAAAAAGAATACGTAGAAAAGTATCAAAAAACACAAGAAACTGAGAGAAATCTAGCTCAAAGTCTACAAGATAAGTATGGTGATGGTACTTTAGACCCACAAACAGGCGTTTTTACACCAAATTCTTAACAAAACCACATAAATATTCGTAGAATAGTAACTTAACGAAATTTTGTTTTATATTTATATATAAGATTTTTTTTCTTTATCACAAAAAACACATTTAGGAGAATTTCATGGCAGAAAGAATCGTAAGTCCAGGTGTATTTACACGTGAGAGAGACTTATCATTTCTTCCTCAAGGTATTGCAGAGATTGGAGCAGCAATAATCGGACCTACTAAAAAAGGTCCAGCTTTTGTACCAACTCTAATTAGCAATTTCCAAGAGTTTGAAGAGATGTTCGGCACTCTCGATAAACGTTTCTATACACCTTACACAGTACAACAATATTTACGTTCTGCAGGAACTGTAACAGTTGTTAGAGTTTTAGGCATAGGTGGATATACAGCTGATGCAGTAACAGTATTCGGTCACGTTTCAGGTTCAAGTAACTTGACATTACCAATAGTAACACTATTACCATCAAGGGGTGCAACTAATGGTACGGGTGACTTATCAGCATCTACTTTAGGTGCTTGGACATATTCAGGTGGTGCAACACTTACCCTTTCAGGTAGTAACGTATCAGGATATGCAAAAACAATAAATTTCAGCACGGCAAGTGCAAATTACTTCGATGAAGTATTTAGTGACGATCCACAAGTATCAACTGAGGGTTCAACCACTGTACCTGTTTACATCTATAAACATTATAAGGATTTAGCAGGCGCATATGGTTCAGGTTCCCAACAAGTTAGTGGTACAGGCGCAGTCGGTTGGTATAGTGCAAGTATCGCAGTGGGTAGTGTAAACTTCTCAGCAGGTGTAACCACATTTGGTAATACAGGCGTAGCAGATAGTTGGACAGGTAACAAAGATTACAATGTCGCAAGAACACCAATATTAAAATCACAAATGGTGTCGAATACAAGATATGACTTGTTTAGAGTTTATACACGTTCACATGGAACTGATATCAACTCAGAATACAAAGTCAATGTTCTGAATATCAAAGCAGCATCATCAATACCTGGTTCTGATTATGGTTCATTCTCACTACAAGTTAGGAAACACGCACCAAATAAGACAGAGGATAATCAGATTGTAGAACAATTTGATAATCTTACTTTCGATCCTGATTCAGTAAATTATTTTGCAAGAGTCATTGGTGATAGATTCGTAGAGATTGATTCAAATGGTAAGTTGACATATAAAGGTGATTATCCAAATCAAAGTATGCACATCAGAGTTGGTGATTACAACAACTTAGAGAACCTACCAAAAACATTGGTTCCAATGGGCTTCGGTAAACTATACATACCTGGTCCAAGTGCACCTACTGCATCTTTTGTAACTACACAAACAAATACAAATGGTGATTTTGATTCCAATATATTCTATGGATTCAACTTTGGAGCATCTAAGACAACAAACCTACAATACTTATCACCTATTTCACAGAACGCAGGTCAAGGTAGTAACGTAACTATGTCTCTTGAGAATCAATTAGGACACGCAGATGCAAGCGCATTAGGTTCAACATTCTCAGACGCAAGTGAAAATATCACTTTAGGATTGTCAGCAATCCAACAGAGAAAGTTTACTGTACCTTTCCAATGGGGATTTGATGGTGACAATCCTGCTAATCCAAAACTTGTCGACAACGATATTACAACAACAAATACACAAGGATTTGATTGTTCAAACGCAGAAGCAAGTGGTACAGTAGTTTATAAGAGAGCTATCAACTCAGTAAGTAATCCTGACGAATTTGATATCAATATGTTAGCAACGCCAGGTATTATCCACAGACTACATCCAAAAGTAACAAATCATGCAATATTGAAAGTTGAAGATAGAGCAGATTGTTTCTACGTAATGGATGGATTCGGTTGGGGTGATACTATCGCTACAGCAACAAGTGCAATAAGCACATTGGATACCAATTACGCAGCAACTTACTATCCGTGGGTAAAAATAGTTGACGGAAACACTAACAGACCAACATGGGTTCCACCATCAGTAGTATTACCAGGAGTAATCGCATTTACTGATAAAGTGGCTCACGAATGGTTCGCACCCGCAGGTTTGAATCGTGGTGGATTGACAACGGTATTAGAAGCTAAGACAAGATTGACTCACGCAGAACGTGATGACTTGTACGAAGAAAGAATCAATCCAATCGCTACATTCCCTGGACAAGGTGTAGTAGTGTTCGGACAAAAAACATTACAATCCAAACCATCCGCACTTGATAGAATCAATGTACGTAGATTGTTGATTGCATTGAAGAAGTTTATCGCATCATCTTCAAGGTTCTTAGTATTCGAACAGAATACAGTATCAACAAGAAACAGATTCTTGAATATTGTGAATCCATATCTTGAAAGTGTACAGGCTAATAGTGGTCTAAGTGCTTTCAGAGTGGTAATGGATGATACCAACAACACACCTGATGTTGTTGATAGAAATCGTTTGGTTGGTCAGATATTTATTCAGCCTACAAGAACCGCAGAGTTTATTGTATTAGACTTCGTTGTTCAACCAACGGGAGCATCTTTCCCTGAATAAGTTTGACTTATAATGGTTCATGAAAACCCTCACTTCGGTGGGGGTTTTTGTTTTAATATAAAACTTCTATAAAACTCATAAAAAAGAGGATATTGGAATTGAGTATTTTTTCTATAATGTGATATTTATTATTGTACAATTATGTTTATAGGAGACACTAAATGCCCGACATACTCGATACCAATGAAATATTTTTTACGCCGTTTGAGCCAAAACTCCGTAACAGATATGTCTTTTACATTGAGGGAATACCATCCTACTTAGTCAAAGCAGCTAATAGGCCACAAATTCAGTTTGAAGAAATAGTCCTCGACCATATCAACGTAAAAAGATATATCAAAGGTAAAGCACAATGGCAACCTATCGACATCACACTTTACGATCCTGTAGTTCCAAGTGGAGCACAAGCAGTTATAGAGTGGATTAGACTTTCTCATGAGTCAGTAACAGGTCGTGATGGATATTCAGATTTTTATAAGAAAGATGTAACTTTCAATATGTTAGGACCTGTTGGCGACATAGTTGAAGAGTGGACACTAAAAGGTTGTTACATCGAAAATGCTAATTTTGGAACATTAGACTATAGTGTTAGTGAAGCAGCAGACATTACGTTGACGCTTAAGTATGACTACGCTATATTACAATTCTAATTCTAAGGAGTAAACTATGAGTGAATGGATAGTAGCTAATTGGGAATATATTTTGGTAGTAATCTACGCATTAGAGAAGATTGTCAAAATGACACCAACTAAGTACGATGACATCATTTTTGATATGGTTCTAAAGCCAATCAAAGATAAAATAGCACCGACTAAAAAGTAAATTCATAAGTGGTGTGTTACATCAGTAGCACACCACATCAAAAAAAAAATCAAATAACAGAAATCTCATATATATTTATATTCATAACATGGAGTAAAAATGGCTAATTTCCCTACTGAAATGGTCAATTTACCATCAAAAGGTAAGTTGTACCCTAAAACTTCACCATTGTCAAAAGGTGAGGTTGAGTTAAAATACATGACAGCTAAAGAAGAAGATATTTTGACATCTATAAATCTAATCAGAAAAGGTATCGTATTAGATAAATTATTAGAAGCACTTATTGTTGACAAATCAATCAAGTTGAGTGATATGTTGGTTGGTGATAAGAACTCTATTCTTATTGCAGCAAGAATACTTGGTTATGGTAAAGAATATACTTTACAAGTCATGTGTGAAGAGTGTGACGAACGTAGTCCAATAAAAGTTGATTGTACTAAATTTGACGACATCGAAATAGACGATAAAGTTACACAAAATAAATTTTCTATTGATTTACCTACGACAAAAGTAAAATTAGAATTCAAACTTCTAACAAGTGGTGAAGAATCGGATGTTATGAAAGAAGTTGAGGGTTTACAAAAGATTCAACCTGATATAAACTTCTTGAACTCTTATAGATATAAAAAGATGATTCTATCAGTAAATGGTGAAACTCAAAAATCTGCTATAAATGATTTTGTTGATAATCAGTTTCTAACAAGAGACACTGTGGTTTTCAAAAAATATCTGAATGAAATCACACCTGATGTTGATATGACGTATGAATGTAAATGTCCAAAGTGTGGGCATTCTCAGGAGGTAGATGTCCCATTAGGGACAGGGTTTTTTTGGCCTGACACAGAATGATAGATTAGCAGTACACGAAGAAATCTTCACCCTACTCAACTACGGTAATGGTGGATACATATTCAATGATGTTTACCATATGCCTACCTATCTAAGAAAGTTCTATTTACAAAGACTTAGTAAAGAATATAAGGACATCGCAAAAGAACGCGAGAAGCTAGCAAACAAAGTCAAAAAATAGACTTTCCTGATATTTATATTATATAATCCCAAACAAATCAATGGAGCAATCAATGCCTAAAAAACAGGTAAACGAAAGTATAAAAGACAAAGTAATGTCAACGATTTTTAGACTTTTAGCAAAAGGTGATGAAAGAAAAGTATTGAATACTGCTTTGGGAAAAGACCCTTTCATCAATAGAGAAATAAAAAAAATAGCAAAATCACAAGAAGAAATAAGAAAAAAAATATTTTCTATGCCAGGCGGTAAAGAGAAGTATAATAGATTAATGAATCTATAATTTCAAATAAGGTAACTAATGCCTAATCGGACTAAAGAACAACAAGAATTCAATAAAATTTTAGGGCAAACCGAAGCTATCCAAAAAAGAATAAATGACCTTGTAGGAGACGATGCTAGCGGTATAAACCTAAGACTAAAAAAATCTGCTGCAAATGCACAAAGTCTTGTGGATGCTCTAAACCAAGCGGGTAAAGCGACTAAAGAAGAAGTAAACATTGCGACTGATTTGACAAAGAAAGTTGAAGAATTCGCAAAAAAATATGGTAAAGTTACAGAGGGTAAGAAAATAGCTTTAGATTTCGACGAACTAATATTGAAAGCTAAAAAAGCTGGTAATAAAGAATTACTTAAAGAAGTCAAGAATGTAAAAAGAGCACAAACTTTAGCAAATCTTCAAGCCACTGCTTATGGAAAAGCTGGGAAGGCAGTAGATGATATTGTTAATAGAGTCAAAGATAGTACATATGGTTTCGTAGATTTGACTAACTTGGGTAAAAAATTCAAAACATCTATGTTCGAATCAGCAGGTAGAAAACGTGGAATGAGGTCTTTACTGAAAAGTTCTAAATTTTTGAAGATAGGTTTAGCAGGTGTAGCGTTAGCAGCAGCCTCATTTGCTCTTGAAGTAAATAAAGCTCAAAGGGATTTAGGAACTTCATTTCAACAAACCTCAAAGATATTAGCCACCTCTAAAGCAGTAGCGGCAGTCAATAAAGCTAATGGTATGACTCAAGAGGATACTCTTGGTATTATAAAGGGAATTGGTGCAGAGTTTGGTAGTTTTAGTGATGCGACTACAGCAGCCACATTACAAGCGAGTAATCTTGTAGCGAACTTCGGAGTTGGTACTGAACAAGTTGGTAAGTTAGCAAGAAATATACAATCAGTAAGTGGTGGTACATTAGATAGTTCTTTAGATTCGGCTGAGTTCTTAGCTAACATGGCGAGAGCAGCTGATGTTCCTGTCGGTGATGTCATGAATGATGTCGCAAATAATACAGAATTATTTGCATCTTTTGGTAAAGAGGGTGGTAGAAATATAGCAGAAGCAGCTATACAGGCTAAGAAATTAGGATTAGAATTGAGTAATGTCTCAGCTATAGCTGACGGGTTATTAAATTTTGAAGAATCTATCACAAAAGAATTAGAAGCTGAGTTATTACTTGGTAGAGATATCAATCTTGAAAAAGCAAGAGAGTTAGCTTTCAACAACGATATCGCGGGAGCATTAGCAGAGGTATCAAAAATTATATCACCTGAGGAGTTCCAAAGAGCAGACGCTATTACAAGACGAGCAGTAGCAGCAGCTGCAGGATTAGACGTAGGTGCTTTCGCAAAAGTTGTAAGTGGTGGTGGAGGTGGTGGTCCGTCATTCCAAAGTCTTGGTAATACATCCGCAGCCTCAATTAGAAGTGGAGCTGCAACTGCAGCAAATGTTGGTGCTTCTACGGATACAGCAAGTGCTCTTGATATGGGTGAAACAAATGAACTTTTACGTGGTATGAAACGTGAAATACAAGCGTTAGGACAGGGTTAATGGCATTACAAGAAATGAGATCGGATTTAGCTGTCGGTATAGGTAGCAAACAAACACCTCAAAATTATGAGGATGGTCATTCTGCTACTCAAGTATCAGGTAAAAAATCATTCGACCCATCCGATAGATTCAACGCCGAAGATTTTCAATTTAGAGCATTCAATCGTGTTGGTGATGAACTAACATTCAAGTTCAATGATAATTTTGATACACCATCCATAGTAACTCAAACCAAAGATATATTAGATGATTATTATCAGAGAGCATTCAATGAGGCAGACCCACTAAGTGCAAGAAAAAATAAATTTGGATTCGATGAACCATTTGTATTGAGAGAAGTAAATCAGAGATGGGGTTCGCCAGGTTTCGGAGTGATAAAAGCAGGTGCACAAGTACAAGCCAATAGAACTATCGCTGACATTGAAAGGATTAGTAAATTTTTGATTACACCACGTGGTGCAGGTTTTGTTCTAAAACAAGACATCTTACAAAAACTAAATTCAGGTGGTGCTTTTGAGGGTGGTACATTAGGTTCTCAAATAATAAAAAAATTAGGTGGAATAACCAAGACGGGTCCGAAGACACAATTAGATGCAAATGGTGTCGATTTGAAAGGTAGCGATATAAGAACATGGAGACCTACATCAATCATAGATTCGTTAGTATTAGGTGGACATTTTGTAAGACATAAAGTTCCTACTTCATCACCTGTATTGAAAGCACCAGGCTTGAGTGTTGATACCTCACTTGGTGGATTCGCAGTACCAAGTTTATCAGGCGCAGGCATCACGTTAGTAAAAGGTGTTTCTAATTTTGTCGTAGACGTTGGTGGTGGTACATTTAGAATGATAGATGGTATCGATGTTGCATTTCCAAATGTAAGTTTGAATCCTGAGTTTCAAGCAGGTAAAATCCTAACAGGTGTAGGAAGCGCATTAAAAAGTGGTGCAAAAGGAACAGCGGCTTTATTTTCTAACATAGCTGCAGATGGTAGTGAAAAGGCGAGTGCTTTAGGTGGAGCTATAGCAGATAAGTTACGTGACATATCATTTCCAAATTTACCAAATGTTGATTTCAACCTACCATTTACAGGAAGATTCTCAGGTCTTATAGACATTGGAAAGATTGGAAAACCTGACTTTAGTGCTGTCAAGAAAGCGATGGGTAGTTTACAGGCGGATATAAAAAATATTCTTGGTAGGATAAAACTACCATCAATCGGAATGCCAAGTTTACCTGGCTTCAAGTTTCCAAAACTACCTGATATTCCATCGCCAAATATAACGATTGGTAATCCGTTCAAAAATTTAAAATTACCATCTTTACCA